GGGTAATAGATACAACGCTTTTACCCTTTAAGATGCTGCTCATAATCTCTGTTTTTTCTGTTGCAGTTAAAGTCTCGTTCACAAGAGGTTTAATAGAAATATAAATTGAACCATAATCAGGCGGATCATTATCTTCACCACCCCATGTTGAGATCGAATTAATATTAGTAAATTCTTTCTGAATAATTGCTCTATAGTCATCGGATGTTACTGCTCTATTCTGAGAAGTAAAAGTAAGAGGAGCATTAAATCGAATTGATTCGTTTGTTTCTTTGACTGTACCACCGTCTGATTTTGACAATGTTGTAATAGCAATATTACTATATCCGCCAATGTTATCGACCATAGTAAATAAGTTTGCGCCATTTGAATCAGGACCATTAGTAAATAGATAGTCAAGTGTAACGATATTATTGTTCAGTGGTTTCTTACCAGTTACACCATCTCCAAAATATACTTCAAAATATTCATTTGAGTTTTCTTGTAGATAATATACACGGCTAGATGAGTCAACATTAATCAGTGATTCAAACTTAGTATAGTTATCGTACGACGTAGATAATTCATTTGCCTGTACAAGAACTCTTAATGTGGAAGTGTCAGCATCATCATCTGATATCTGATACTTCTGATTTTCTATATCGTTGTCTACTCTGTATAAAAGCTTCTTTCTTGTTCCTTCTGCAATTGTTACATTCGAAAATATATATTTGTTGGCAACGGTTTCTCCAAGTACTGCGGACTGTTCATTAAGTACGATGTATCGATAGTTTCTACCATCAACTTGAGTAGTTAGCTTTGTTCCTCTAGTAAGAGTTAACGATGCAGGTTTATTACCTTGCTCATTAGTGACATCAACAGTAATTGTAACCCGGGCTCTTGGTGCTAAGACTGATCTTGGTACATAACCTAATAGCTTTGCACGTGATACAATGTTACCACGGATTTGTGCAGAATCTAAGAATGCTTCATTAAGGGCAAAGTGAGCAGCCATCGCATTATAGTGTGTGTTATATGCCAGCACATCCAAGAGTGAAGATAAACCTGATCCTTCAAAATCGTGACTACTAAACTCGGTCTGAGTCTTTAGATAGTTCTTTAGATTCTTTTTGATCTGATCGAAATCAAGTTCGGTTACATTTAAATTAGTTGCCATAGTATTTTACCTTAAACGCCTTAATACGATTTCTACGTCATCTGTAGTATCGAATTCTTTTATTCTAAATTTTACAAGTATTCTATAAGAGTTATTATCTGGTTCATCTACTATATTGACAAAGACAATATCAACTCTTTGTTCACCAGCCTTTATGGCTCTTATAATATTCTTGCGTAATGTTTGTTTTGTAATCGCATCAGCCGGTTCGAAAAGCAATGCTCTTAGATTTGCTCCAACTCCCAGGTTAAATGGCTTCTCATAAAAATTAGTTACGAGCAAATTACGTACTGCATATCTTATTGCCTGATCATCCTTAAGTGGAATAATATCTTTACGAATCGGATGGAGTGCCAGATTTAAATCAAGGTCAGTCCATTGCTTGAGACGTGACGATGTAGAAGCTTTCCTGGTATCCCCTATAACTGATTTATCTGATAAAATTTGTGTAGACATACTAGTATTTATACTCCTTATTCTGTTGGTTGTTCTTCATCTTCACCAGTTACTGGTCCACCTCCACCATTACCTGCAGATGTTTCCTGTGTTGCCGGACTTGGAGAAGAAGCGCCACCAGTTCCAGGTACTTCGGTATGTGTATGGCTTGCCAGTGTGATTGCATTGCCTGCGGTAGTCGATACATCACCAACGGAATGTGTATATCCGGATACGTCCAGATTTCCGGTAATAGATGTGTTACCGACGATATTCACAGTCTGGTTAGAGGACGACATATTAATTGTGCCATCGGCCTCCATTCTCAGGAAGCTCCCGGACGTATGCTTGATATGGACACGTTCGGCACCCGGTGTATTGTCGATCTCCACAAGATGGCCGGCTTCGGTTTTGTGTACCTTATTGGTAGGAGGGTTGAGTTGTGCCTCTGTTGGTATGTCAATCGTCCCATCCGTAGAGGATGCGATCGACCCCAGTATAATGGCATCCTGCGCACTTGGACCGTCACGGAAGAATCCCACCACCCAGGACCCGACCATCAGCTCATGGTTAGAGCCAAACCCTTTAAAGGAAGAGGAGGTATTCGGCATCATGACAGTCGACCAGTTCAGATGCGATTTATCTATGGTCTCATCATAGAAACCATATGGCATCACCTTCACTCTATTGGATAAGAGAGGGTCGTCAATATCAACAACTGATCCAATGAACCAGGTGAACTGACTACCTATAAATTGATCTAAGTTTTTCATCGCGGCCTCCACACCAGATTTTTACCCGGGAAAATTTTTTGACGGCATATGTTTGAAAATAAATCCGGCATTATCTATCTCTCTTCTCTATTGTATCAAGTGACTCTATATAGGAGTCTTTCTTCAATAACACTTCCATGATATACTCATCCTCAAATTTATGGTTAATAGAGGTAACAAGGTATTTACCTGATAGGTATTTGTCTTTACCACGTTCACTCTCTGCATTATCAACAGACTTCATTACATTACAAGTAACAACCATACCGACGGAGAGTTTAAAGTCACCGTATATATTAATGGTCAATACCGTACCATCCATGTTTTCTATATAGGCATTGGCCGTAAGCAAATCGGTATCATTTGGTGCATGGTAGTTAGACCCACCGCTGACAGCTGAGGTGTTCAAACTCACATAAAAGTTAGTCGAATCGCGGTGCTCCTGTATGGCCCTGTCGTTTAGCTTCAGCCCAGTAGGTAGCACGCCGTTCTTATTCAGCATAAGGTCCTTACCATACTCATACGTAGTCTTCTCATATGTCTTGGTAGCAATGTCAAGAGTGTGTAGCGTACTACTGTAGGCACCATTCGCCGCATCGATATACTTCGACATGTTTAAATCGGTTGCAATCTTAAGTATCTTATTCTTTAATTGCTTTATATTCTCCTGAGAACCAACTGTTGTATTCATAAAAGGACTGTGCATATACTCGTTATGACTCTCCTTATTGATCATATTCTCATAGGAATCAAAGTGAATACCCTGGCCGAGTGTCTCATAGAAGAAGAAAGGACTTCCGTTGTCGTAAGATCTCCTTGTTAACCAGTTAATTAGATACATTGGTCGCATCCGTGGGTATATACCTTTAATAGTTTGTTTAGTTTCTGTATTGATTGATAGTTCTTCTGGGTCGATTGCTAATACATCTGTACATATATTCTGTATTAACTGTCCTGGTACGTTATCAAAAGGTTTAGATATGGTGTGTAATTGGCTCATATACGCATGCTCAGAGATACATTTGAGTACATATGTCTGTGTGCCTGGCTTTAATTTGGCATACGACGATACCTCTGATATCCTAAACGAATGACTGTACTTGTCCGATTGACCGTCTGCTAGCCTTCTTGTTATCAGTAGGTCCAGTACCTCTCCACTCACGACTTTTAGTTTTTCGAGCACATTTGCAGCATCCAGTATATTGATGTCACATTGCAATGATCCTGCATAGATACTCTCACGTATACTGATTTGTCCACACAGGTCTGTTATATCTCGCACTTCTCCATTACTGGCAGTGAGTATTACCTCTGCCAGGTTATATGATGATGGTATCAGTGCCTCAGAACCATTCGCCAGCTTACTATTGACTCTACTCATTGTTGATTATTGCCTCATACTTGTCTGCGAACTGTGTGATATACTTAGGATCTATCACTCTGATCTTTGATCTTGCCTCATTTGTATCGAATAGGTATGATCTATTGGTTCTAAATGATAACTCTCCGGTTGGCTCTCCTCCAGATATGAATATTCCGTTTGATACGACTCTTTTGTCCGGATCATCTGTACGGTAATATGAATGAGGGGCATCCAGGTACTTATAGACGTCATATGTGTTGACACTATCCTCTGATTTGTTACCTGTTACACCTTCTGTTGCGTTTGATGGGCCTGGGGCGGAGGATCCAAGGAATGTTCCTACTACATCTTGCAAGACTAACTGATTCATATCCGCATTCTTCTTGACCAGGGTGCCGGTTGCCTCACTGGTTGTACCTGTAATGGTCTCTCCTAACTGGAATCTACCTGATAGACTGTTGGGATATGAGGATATGACCCCAATATCGCCGGTCTCATCCACACTTGGGTTAGTCGTGATCACGGTTCCGGCGAATTCCTCATCCATATAGTCATGCAGCTTCTCTTGGCTCATAGGCCAGGCGGCAAGACCATCATGCAGGAAGTCGTTAATGATGAAGAATGTCCAGTAATACTGTGTTGTGCCATATAGGCGTTGTGATACGATGTCTGGTCTCTCGCCATTCTTCACACTATAGAAGGAATATGCATTGAGATCATCTAGATATGCATCCAATGGGCGTGCTCCCCTATAGATATCGACAACCTTTTGCAAGATTCCATTGCGATCGAAGTCATAGTTTAACTGTGGAAATTGTTTGAAGTAACCCATATTATCCTCCTCCTAATTCAGCGGCACGATCAATAGAGGTATTTTGAAGATCGGCAGTATATTCTGCAGCCTCACCGGGAGTATCTGCAACTGCTCCAACTACATGACCTGCATCGTCGTAACCATCCTTATATACAAGATCTTCACCATATAGATCGTCCCTTGTGATTGAACGTACCTCTTGGAAGGTCATTGATAGGTCTATTTCGGTCGGTGCAGCACCCAATACACCATCATTTTCATGGAATGCATTGCCTGTTGCGTTATAATTTGCGCCCATACCAGTGAGATATGTGTCAATGATACGTGGCATGTATTTGTTTGGCTTACCACCTGACATGAATTCGATACGAAACGTAGGTGGATACTCTAGTGAACCTGTACCTCTTTCTTTTGGATACATGTATTTGCGAAATGCATTCTCTATCTTATGGGCAACAATTGACTCTTCTTTTGATGTTGGTACTAGCTTAAATGCGAATTCGAATGATCTGACATTGACTCCTTCGAACGTTGTGGCAGTATATGGATTGACTACAAGGCCTGATTTGAGCTCGAATGCTGTTGCAACACCGCCGGCTGCACCACCTCCTGCCTTGAATTTACTCGTTAACTTGGCAACAAGGTCTGATCCTGTCTTTGATTTAGTACCACCCGTACCTGCTCTACCACCAAGTCTCTTATCTGCTGCAAGAGCGCCGATTGAACCAAGTTCTGAGCTACCATAGTTCATGCTATCGTTTGATGCCATACCTATTGGAATGAATAGATGGATGTCTGTAAATTCTCCCATTTCGCCTCTCACCATAGAGAAAGACACGTGAGGAAAGCCTTCTTCTGATACTTTTGACCTCAGAGTCTCTGGGAACGTTAATATTGTGTGTGACATATGCCTTTTTACCTTTATAAATAGTAATACATTTAATAACTATAGATCTATTTATATGGCTTACAAAGGTAAATACACAGTAAAGAACAAAAAGAAATACGCAGGTGACCCTACAAAGGTGACATATCGGTCATTATGGGAGCGTAATGCATTCCGTTGGGCAGAGACTAATCCACAGGTACGTGCATGGAACAGCGAAGAGATTGTTGTACCATACAAGTGCAAGACAGATAATAAACTGCATCGTTATTTCGTTGATATGCTCATTGAGATGACCAATGGCGAGGTTATCCTTGTTGAAATCAAGCCCAAGAAGCAGACAACACCGCCTAAACCAATGCGTAAGACAAAGAAGCATTTGAATGAGGTCACCACATATATCAAGAATACATCTAAATGGAATGCTGCACAACAGTTTGCAGAGCATAAGGGTTGGAAGTTTCAAATATGGACTGAAGATACTTTACGCAATTTAGGTATCAAAGTGTTGAAAGGATAGTATAAATAGTATCATGGCAAGTTTATTCGACACATTACAAGCACAAGCATTCAGAGCTGGAGTCGCTCCTCGTACGAAGGAAGCTCAGCAATGGTTTCAGCGTAACGTTAAGAAATTAGGTGACGTTAATCGCAGAAGCTTACTCAAAGATGATGCATTAGATGTAACCACTAAGCCAAAAGCAGGCGATATGCTTATGTATTTCTATGATCCAAAGCATAAGGCAACTCTACCATACTATGATAGATTCCCGCTTACGATCATGGTAGAACCTGCAGAGGGTGGATTCTATGGGTTGAATCTACATTACTTATCACCTGCAGTACGTGCAAGATTCCTTGATGAGCTTATGAAATTAGGCCCAAAGAATATGAATGACACAACACGTTTACAAAGAATGAGATATAAGACACTCAAGGGTGTTACGAAATATAAAGAATTTAAGCCATGCTTTAAGCATTATCTTATGAATCACGTTGAATCCAGAATAGTAAGAGTACCTATGACTGAATGGTCTATTGCAATCTTCTTACCTACGGAACAATTCAAGAATGTTAAAGCTCAATCAGTGTGGAGATACTCAAGGAAACAATACGCATCATGAACAGCATAGACAACCTTAAGGCAACAATTGCAAAGAAAGGCGGTGTAGCAATGCAGAACCGCTTCCAAGTATTTTTTACACCACCTACTGCAAATAGTGTTAAGTCATTATTGAACTCAGACCCTAAAGTATTAGTAGGTGATATTGCAAAGAATGCCATATCAGGTGGCAGTATAAAGAATATGATACCAGATCCACGTGATATATCTATTCTATGCGAGTCAGTTAACTTACCTGGTAGACAGATTACAACAATTGATTATATTGCCGAAAAGCAATCAATCAAGATACCTTATGGTGCTATCAAGGAAGATGTTACCATGTCTTTCATACTCACCAATGATTACTACATGAAGAAACTATTTGATTCATGGCAATCGGGTGTATTTGATATGCAAAGATATAGAGCAGGGTACAAAAAAGATTTTACGACTGATATAATTATACAACAATTAAATCAGCAAAATATTCCGGTCTACGGTGTTAAGCTGGAGAATGCATTTCCAGTCACCGTAAGCTCGATAAATATGGATAATAATAGTGAAAATACTATCCAGAAACTGAATGTGACATTGAGTTACGAAAACTTTGTGGCTGAGGACATAGTAGATACAATTAAATC